AGAAAGGATGGAAGGAAGTAGAGGAAAAAATGGATTGAACATGCTGAAACTTTAGCAATGGTGTCCAGAGTTATGTTTTTTATAATATATTTAAATGATGCTTTTGAAGCTGGAGAAACTGAGTTTCTTAATTTAAAACAAAGGGTCAAACCTAAAACAGGAAGAATTATTTTAGCACCAGCTCATTATCCTTATGTTCATAGAGGTAATCCTCCTATAAATGGTACTAAATATATAATAACAGGATGGATACATTGTCTTCACAAATAGAGTAAAGTCGACTATACTTAAGAAAACAACATTAGAAAAAAAATGCCCTTAATTAAAGTACAATTTAAAGCAGGTATTAACAAGCAAGTAACACAAACTGCTGCTGCAAATTTGTGGACAGATGCTGATTTTGTCCGGTTTCGTTATGGAGAACCTGAAAAAATCGGAGGGTGGAGACAAGAAACAAGTGATACTCTTGTAGGTGTTGCAAGAGATATGCACATTTGGGCTGATTTAGAAGGCAAAAGATATATTGCTATTGGAACTCATAAAGGTCTTTTTATTTACTTTGATGGTGCTTTTTATGACATTTCACCTTTAGGAACTACAAAAACATCAGGTACACTAACAACAACAAATGGTTCTGCTGTAGTGACTATTAATTTAGCAGGTCATGAATTTATAAAAGGAGAAATTATAGAATTTTCTGGTGTAACAATTCCAGGCAGCGGCACCAGTTTTACCTCTACTAATTTTACGAGCACAAAATTTGAGGTTACAGAAGTTGTAAATGCAAATGCATTTAAGGTCACTATGGCTACTACAGAAACAGGCACTGGACTTACAGCTGGAGGAGGTATATCTGCTACACCTTACTTAAGAGTTGGTAATGCCACTGAAGTAGTGGGCTATGGTTATGGCACTGGTCTTTGGGGTGGTGATGTTGAAAATGAGGCTTTCACGACACTTAATGGTGCTCTTTTAGATGACAATAATGGTACTGGTGGATCTGGTACAAGTATTACTTTGACTGATGCTTCTTCTTTTCCTTCTTCTGGAACAATATTAGTTGGAAGTGAATTAATTACATACACAGCTAAGTCTTCAAACGATTTACAAAACATCACACGAGCGGCTTTAGGTTCAACAAGGTCTGCTCATAGTGATGCAAGCACAGTAAATAATGCAACAGATTATGTAGGTTGGGGTCAAGCTTCTAGTTCTAATCAAGTTAGTTTAGAGTCAGGGTCATGGAGTCTTGATAATTTTGGTCAAATATTAATAGCTACAATTAAAAACAACAAAACTTTTGAGTGGGATCCAAGTGTTACGAATGCACTTACAACTAGAGCAACTGTATCTTCTGGTATGCCCACAGCATCTGTTCAAACAATTATTTCTGATAGAGATAGACATGTAATTCATTTAGGAACAGAAACAACTATTGCAGATACAACCACCCAAGATTTTATGTTTATTCGCTTTTCTGATCAAGAAGCAAGGGGCACATACACACCAACTTCAATTAACACAGCAGGAACATTTCAACTCGATTCAGGTACAAGAATAAAAGGAGCTGTTAAAGGTAAGGATTATATTTTAATTCTGACGGACACTTCTGCATATAGAATGCAATTTGTAGGTCCTCCTTTTACTTTTTCTATAACACAAGTAGGTTCAAACTGTGGTGCAATAGGTCAGCACTCAGCAGTGTTTGTTGATGGTGCTGTTTATTGGATGGGTAAATCAGGTGGTTTTTTTGTTTATGATGGTACTGTTAAACGATTACCTTGTTCGGTTGAAGATTTTGTTTTTTCAAATGTAGATCCTGATGATTTAGGTATTAACTACGGAGCTGGTGATCTTGTTTTTTGTCAATACAATTCTTTATTTACTGAAATAAATTGGTTTTATCCAAAAGCAGGATCATCACAAAATGATCGAAATGTTACTTTTAATTATAGAGAAGGTGTTTGGTCGATAAGTTCTTTAGATAGAACAACTTATTATGATAAAACAATTTATGATCAACCTTACGGAACTCAATATAATTCTAGTGGTGTGCCAACATTTCCAGTAATTACTGGGGCAACTGCGATAAATGGTTCTTCAATTTTATATGAGCATGAAGTTGGTGTAGATCAAGTTGATAGCACAGGTGCAAAAACAGCTATACCTGCGTTTATTGAATCTGGAGATTTTGATGTAAGCGATGGCGCAAGTAGTGGTGAATTTTTTATTAAGATAAGACGCTTTATACCAGATTTTAAAGTATTATCGGGGAATGCGAAAGTAACTATAAACTTAAAAGATTTTCCATCTCAGACTGAGACATCATCAAGACTTGGTCCGTTTACAATTACCTCCTCAACAAATAAAGTTGATACAAGAGCAAGAGCCCGTTTTGCTTCTCTCAAAGTAGAGAATGAAGGTACTGACGAAAATTGGAGGTTTGGTTCTTTTAGGGCTGATGTACAAGCGGATGGTAGAAGATAAATGGAAAAATTTAATCCATTTAATGATTGGTTTTTTAAAACAAAATTAGAAGTATCAGAGCAGGAAAAAGAACAGATTAAGGTTTTATTGAAGGGCATAAATTCTTGTTTTAAAATAAAAAAAAACCAACCACTTACATCATATACACAACCCAATATCCTTGATTTTCCTGTTATGAAAAATTTAAGAAAAAAAATAACTGACATTTTAGATCCTATGAATTTAACGTTGACTAATAGCTGGGCACAATCATACATCAATAATAAGGGTCATAATCCTCATACACATTTTGGTTCAGTTTACAGTGGCATAATTTACGTTGTGGGTAAAGAAAATCCAACAATGTTTTTACATCCTCTAGGTGATAATGTAGGGTGCAGTAAAAGATTTAATTCAAATTATGAACATCCAATTGAAGAAAATACACTTTTATTATTTCCAAGTTTTATTACGCATTATGTTGAAAAGCATACTTTTAAAAGTAAAAGAATTGTGATATCATTTAACACATTGGACAAACTGATGGAAGAAGATAATGGTTAAAAGAGATCCAAAAGTAGGCACAGGAAAAAAACCCAAAGGTAGTGATCGAAGACTTTATACCGATGAAAATCCTAAAGATACTGTCAGTATAAAATTTGCTACTCCAACCGATGCTAGAAAAACTGTAGCTAAGGTAAAAAAAATAAATAAACCTTATGCACGAAAGATACAAATACTAACTGTTATGGAACAACGGGCAAAAGTTATGGGCAAAACACAAGTTGTGAGTATTGCAAAAAAAGCAAAAGAGGCTTTAAAGAGAGCGAGAAAAGTTGGCTAAAATAAATATAATTATACCAGAACCTAATGAAAATTATGTGGTTGATAACCAAAGACAAACAAAGTATGGTATAGATACTTTGATTACACAGTTAAATACATCTTTTCAGAATGATTTGAAAAATGAACAAAATATTTTTAATTACTTTATGTCATGACAATACGATACAAAAGCGAAACATTTGATCTTACTACCACAAATATTACTACAATTTTAACATGCCCTGCTGATGCAACAATTATTGTCAAATTAGTTCAAGCTAGTCACAAAGCAGCAAGCAATGTAGATGTAGATTTATTTTTACGTAAATCTGGTGGAGCATCTGATGTAGAAATTGGTCACGAACAATTAAATAAAGCAAGTGCTAATATGGTAAAAGATAGTTTAAATCTTGAGGCTAGTGACATTTTAAAAATACAAGCAGACACAGCAAACCAGATTACAGGGTGTGTGTCATACGCTTTAATCGATCGTTCGCAAGAAAATGGTTGATTTAATTTTTTTTATTCTATAAATTAAAAAGCATGACAACTTATCTAATTATTAATCTTATTATTTTCTTACTTTTTTAGATATGAAAACAATTAAGTGTGAAACTAAAACAAAAATTTCAAATAAAATTACTGGAAGGGTTTATGTTTCAGAGGCAGAAGCAAAATTAGATATTGCCGACAAAATGACACCAACAACTGAAGATGATATAAGAAGAGATGTTGAAGTGTTTGTTCCTTCTCTAGAAATATTTGGAGATACAAATGACTCCTAAAGGGGGCACTGAGTTACAACATGGTTTTCTTACAGAACGTGTCGATTCAAAGTTATTAGATCATTTTCAAATTTGTACATCTGTACCAGAAAAAATACCCTTAGACCTTAATAAAATTAATATTCTTTGGCAAAAAAATGCTCCCAATCAACCAAATATAGCTCCGTGGTTTAAAGATAAATCTAACCACACAAAATATGATTGGTATGTTTTTAACTCTAGTTGGAACTATGAAAAGTATAGAGATCTTTATGATTTGCCAACTGATAGATGTCATGTCATAAAAAATGGTGTAACAAATTTTCCTGAAAGACAAGTTTATAAAAAAGGCGATACACTAAGAATGATATTTCATCCAACGCCCTGGCGTGGTTTAAATGTTTTATTAGCCACCATGCAATTACTTGAAAAAGAAAATATTGAATTAGATGTTTATAGTAGCTGTAAAATTTATGGTGAAGATTTTGAAAAAGATAATGACGAACAGTATCAGGATTTATATGACCAAG